TAGCATCCGGAGGAGTTAACATTTGATCAAATAATTGCATTGATGCATTAATAAATGGCATTGCTATTTGCTCTAATGAAATTTGCATCATTCTCATATCTTCTTGAAAACTACCTTTAAGTACATCAATAAGTGAAATTTTTATATTACTTAATGTATTCTTTATTCTATTTATAAATTTATCTTTATCTAGTAAAGCATCTGCCATGGCAGCAGATTGATCGGAAATAACAGAAGTCCCAAGTAAATCTAAATTTCTCTGATTAAGACTTCCGATTTTATCACCCGCTCCAACAAAATCAAAATCCTTAGTAGCTTTTCTTCTTCTTTCTCTTTCTATGCTTCTAAATTCTGTAGTATTTACAGTCATTAATGCAGTATTAATGGCTAATAATTCATCAGTTTGTTTTTTATATTCTTCTGTAGTTAATACACCCGCTTTTAATTGTTTACCGTATATAACTAAAAGTTCTTGTTGAAGTTGTTTTTGAGTTTCTAATTCAGAAGAATCTTTTTCAAATAATTTTTGATGCCTTTTTTGAGTATCAAATTTTTCTTTAATTGCTTCTATTTCTGAAGTAAAACCATCCGCTTCTATTTGTTTTAGTCTATTTAATTCTTCTTGTTGTTTTACTTGTTCTTTAATTTGTTCATTAATCCTTACTTGAAATTTTTGAATCTCATTTGAATAATATAAATGTTCTTTTTTTAATTCAACCTCATCTGTTCTCTCTAAATTACCTTCTTCTAAAAGTTTTTTTAATTCTTTTTCTTTTGTAACCAATGAAACAAAAAGAGCATACTCTTCATCATTTAAAACTTTATCAGCGTTTCTGAATCTAGTATTATTTTCAGCAAGAAAATTAAGTATTGTTTGAGTCTCTTTTATTTTTTCAAGTTCCTCTCTATATTTTCTAATTTCTGCTGCTTCAATAGCATTACCCGCTAAGAAATCAGATAGATCGCGAAGTTTTAATATATTATCAATTATAGTAAACAATCCGCTTAACGTCTCCATTCCCTTAATTAAAACGGGAATAACAACATTACCCATATTTTGTTGAAACTCAAGAAATTGTGAATCCAATGCTTTAACTTTTCCCGCATATGTATCCATTGATCTAAAAGCATCCCCCAATATTCCGGCAGATGACATCGAACGCATTATAATAGCTAATCTAGCGGTTGTTTTAACGGTTTCACTTGTATTTTGTACAGTTGTCTTTATACCCATATTGTATAATTCAACTTGTAAAGCAGCTTGTTTTAGGTTTATACCAAACTGATCAAGAACTTCCGGAGAACCCGCTAAAGCTGCCAAAAATCTTTTTTGTGCATTTGCATCAGCTATACCAAAAAATGAGGCTAAATCAACAGACATTTTCTGTAAATCAACGGACATTTGTGATGAGGCTTTACTAGCAAAACCCAATCCCGTAAAAAATGCTTGAAAAGAAACTGCCCCCTTTTTCATTTCGGAAGTATTTCTTTTTAAAATAGTAGACATTTTAATTAAACTAGCTTCAGTTTCAGATGCCATTACACCAAATGATCTAGAAAAACTTCTATTAACGGTTTCTACTTTACCGGCTTCTTTTGCCCAATCTTGAAACATTGTTAGTAATTGAGAACCCATAAAACCCGTTGCAAACGCACTAGCTAAGTTTGATAACTTCTTAAATCCGGCTTGTACTTTTGATACACCCTTTGTAAAGTTTTTAACCTTCATCAAGGTTTCATAAACTATTCTATTCTTTTCCGTCATAGCACAAATTTAATTAATATTAAATAGGTAATTTAAATAGCTTGTTTTTGATTTCAGCTACTTCTTCTTTTGTTGGTAATGGTACTTTTTTCTTTGAATCCATGTCATGTGGTAACCTAAACAAATCTTTTGGAGCGATTGTTTTCTTTCTACCCATAGCACAATTAGCTATCATTGTAGATTGATATCTTGTCCTATCCCATGATTGATTTTGATTATGTGTCCATGATTCTAGCATTCGAATAAAATCTGCCCATGTTAATAACCAAAAAACGTCGGGTGATAAACCCAACGTTCCTATTCCTTGATCTAATATGTCATCAAATGATACTAATTTTTTTTTATATCATCTTTGGTTGATTCAACAACATTTCTAGACATTCCATTGTTAGATGAATTAGATAACTCTTGAGAACCCGTCATGGTTTCCATAATCTTATTAGTATCTTCCGGAGTTACACTCATTGCCCAATCATAAAAATCATGTATATCGTAATCTATAGATTTACCATTCTTTTCATCATAAGCAAAACATCCGGAATAAAATAACCAACACAAAGCCTTTGCTTGTCTTCTGTCAGAAAATACTACATCCATCTCAGTTAGGTTAATATCCATGCCTTCACAAAATATTGCATAGGTATTCATATTAAATACTAATCCTCTTTTTTTGCCACCTATATCTATGATACAAGTACCTCTGTGTTTGTTTTTTGCCATTAAAATTTAATTTAAGTTAAATTAATTACCGGGATATGTTGGTACTCCACTACCCGTTGTTCCATAAGTTAATGCTCCCGTTCCCGTTAAAGAACCACTAAACTCTACCGGTTGTTCTGCTTCAGCACTTTGTTCTAATGAAGATATGATAGCATTTCCATACCAATAAGTTGAATCTTTACCAAATGCAACTCTTATTGTTGCTTGTGAGGTAAAATAAGTATATAAAGGTACAAATCCATTTGCGCTAGCATCATCTCCCAAATCTAATAATGCACTAAAATCTATACTAAAACTTTTCATACCCGCCATTACTTCTGTCCAAGCACTACTGTCTTTGGTAGAAATATCCGGAGTATCAGCAGAAATAGATAAACTAGCAGATTTTGATAATCCTATTGCTACCCAAGTTTCTGATCCCGATGCACCTTGAGGTACGTAAAGTGTTAATGAAGTTCCGTTAATTGCAGCCATATTGTTAATTTTAACTCAAAGATAAATAAAAAAATATATATAATTATGCTACCCCACTTGTTACGCTAAAATCAGCGTTATAAAACATTGCTCCCTCATTATCAGCCACTAATTCATAGTTAGCCACATAGCATCTACCAACAAATACAGAATTTAAATTACTATCTAATATTTCAAATTTAACTTCCTCACCGGTAATTACTAAATTATCTAAAGTAGTTGTTGGATTTGGTTCAATTGCACCATCTTCCCAATCTACATTAAACAACTCCCAATAATAATCTGTTGTGTCCCAAGTTTGGGTTATTCCATCTACAACATATAATCCTTCAGAAGAAAAGTTTGCTGAACGAAAACTAGGCATACTTTCACTCCAACCACTAACTGATTTTGATCTAGCTATACCTTCCCAAGTTTCATCAAGTTGTTCCCAATTGAAGTTTGCAGATTCCCAATAGTAGCTTTCCTCAATTGCAGATATATCTGATAACTTGGTAGAGATGTCAACCGTATCCCCACTAAACGAAAAACTGTGAGATTTTGAATATAAAAGTTTATCGTTATCAATATATAAGAGTAAGCTACTTCCATTCATTAACTATTGCTTATAACATCTGCATCAAAGAATAATGATTTGGTGTAATAATCAAATTGCCCATCATCATCATTTAAATACCTTTGTGTAGTTTGTTTAAATACAAACATTGTATCACTACCAAAATCAGAAGTAGCATTACGAGTTCTTATTAATTGTAATATTGAATTTGATATGTCATCACAATCATCTTGTCCTCCGAAGTTTAGTGGAAATTTGGTGTGAACTTGTATCTCTACTTCATGCACACCATAAAACCTATCTTTTAAACTATCATCAGCAAAATTAGATGATTGAACTACTATGTAAGGATAATCAGTAAGATCGGTTGGTTTAGCCACTACCGGAACGGCACTAGCATCATGTGTTACATTTCCATCTAGTAACCCATATATATACGCTCTTACATTCTTACTAGTATCATTCATATTCTTCTAATCCTTCAAGATATTTATCCCATAAAATCAAGAAACTTGGCTTTAATATGAGATGTTTTATATCCTCAACTTTAATTTTATCCTTAATTAAACTAAACTCATCTTCTTTGGCTAAGAACTCTTCCATATCCTTATTTAGAGGCTCTAGAATGTCTTCTTTTCCTTCATGTGGTGTAAGTACACCTTTGTCATCTAAAGTGCCGTAAACCTCGTATAATTTAGTCCTAGCCTTATTGATTGATTCAACTTGCTCCTCAATCTTTTTTAATCCTTGTATTAGTTTATAGGTTAAATCTAAACCTACTCCTTTTTCTGAGGCTTCTACCGCATTGGTTAAAATCATTAAACCTTTGTGGTAATCCTCTGCCTCCTTAAATGTGATTGTTTTGTTTTCAAACATTGTCTGTTATATTAATTGTTATACATTCATTTTTACTCATCTTTTGGTATAATCTCTTAAATGCTGATGTACTGCTTGATCCGTTATTCTTTTGGCTTAATCCATGAGCATTAGATTTTATTCCATCGTTTAGGAGAAGACAACCATCGCTATTTGACGTGTCATTTCCAATATGCAAATATACATAGTTAAAGTTTTTTACGTCTTGTATTTCAAAATGGTAATCAAACCAATCAAATTTTGCCCTATACTTTTTGGTTAATCCACTTAGTACTTCTCGTTTTTTGATGTCATAAGAGCCACAAGGTATTCTTGTTTCACCTTTAACTTTTACATCTCTGTATTCATCCTCTAACACAAAGCATTCAAATTCACCATCAACAAAAAGTAATCCTAAAGTAGAATCATTTTGTGAACTAAATCTCTTTAATTCTAAATTCATGCTGATGCCTCCTCAGATGGTTCTACAATAACAAGGCTTAAATCCTCTGCTATAATTGTATAAACGTAATCATCATCAGCACCCCAAGCAGTATATTGCTCACCGCTAATTCCGAGGTTACCATTTGATACTTGATGTCCCTCTTCAGTTAGCAACTGCCAATAAAAAGATGCATTTTGTCCTAAAGTTACACTAGTACCTTGTACTTGTAACTGTGTCGCAGTTTTGGTTGTTCCATTCTGCCATATTGAAATTGGTTCTATTTGTTTCATTATCCTATTGGGGTTTGATTATCTAAAAATGTCTGATAAGCATCCTTTACCTCATCCGTCCATACCGCATTACATACCGATTGAACTTCTGAATCTTCTCCGCTTATGTCAGCATCACATTGTAAGACGTGCCTATGAAATGAGCGTGACAACTCTACGCCATCATCTGTTACAACGGTTGCCGTTCTAACTTGAATCGCTTTATAGTCTCCAACTATTTCGATTTGATCTATTTTTATTACTTTTTCTAAACTCATAATTTTTAACTTTGTGATATGTATGTGATAGTTCCCGTATTTCCTTGCCCTTGTCCAATTGGATTTCCTCCGCTATATACATATAAATAAGCAATAGTTCCATTTTGTGCGGCAACTGCACTAGATAATTGGCCGTTACTTGTGTTCCAAGAATTCCCTATATAATTATCTCCCGCCGCGCCGCTTTTTGTGGTAAAAGGTAAGTTAGTTATTTTTGCTCCCGTTCCACCATTTACATTACTTACAATAAAATAAAATTGCACCGTCACGTGTTTCCCTACCTTTATATATTTACCTCTTGCATTTGATATTGTATAAGCACCGCCCGCAGTAGACTCAACGTTAGGCGTCCAAGTCCCCTCCTCGTATGCGTCTAAGGTTTCGCTTGTTGATGTTCCGCTACTCGCTGATTGATTAGGAAAACTGATACCGTTATTTGCTTTTATTAATGCGTCAAATTGTGCGGTTGTTCCTCCAACAAATGCAGATTTTAATGTCAGTATATCAATTGGTGTATTTACCGCAGCACTTGAATTAACAGAAAACTTTAAATATGTTCCGTTAGTGCCACCCGCTTCATTTCCTCCTTTTATAGTTGATAAAGCATTTATAGTAGAATATTGATAACTAAGTAATGTTTTAAATTGTGGCGTTCCCGCGCTTCCCGCAGTCGTATCAACAAACTTAATTAAACCCGTAAAAGTTGCAACACCCGTAGATGAGATGGCTAAAGCGTTATTAAAAACATTACTAGAATCTCTTGTATCAATCTTAAATCCACCTCCATAAGTTCCACCATCAGCATAACCGTACATCCTAAAACGGCTATTGTATCCATTTCCACCGCTTGAAACCATATATAAATACGGATCATTTGCTGAGCCAATTGTTACATCACCTACCGATGAGATGGTGAGTTGTTTTCTTAAATTACCCGCATCTTTTGTATAGAACTCAAGTGATCCATTAACATCATCACCCGCTAAAGTTCCTAATATTTGAGAACCTATAACGTGTCCACTACTTGCCGTATTAGCACCAAACCGCAAAACATATCCTCTATTACCACCGTAAAAATCTCGTATAAAATCAGTTTGATAACTACCGAATACGGTTAAGTTAGCGTTTGCATCTAATGTAGTAGTTCCAATACCCACGTTGCCCCCCGTTGAGATGTTAAGTGCAGAAGAAACATTTGCATATTGAGATGGAGGAAAAAATGACAATAGATCATTAACGGTATCTAATTGAATGTCCGCAAAACGATTTACAGAACTTGATGTTTGCCCTTGAAATCTAATATATGGTGATAATGATGTAGTTGATGAACCTATTCTTAATTGAATGTTTTTTGCGTCTTGAGTTGTTCCCGATGTTCTACTTATTTGATGAGCATCTGTTGGAGTTACTCCAATACCCACGTTGCCATCACTATCAACTTGTATTCTATTATTCCCACTACCATCTGAAATGATAATGTTGTTGTCTGATGTTCTTATGTCAGTTCCTCCCGAAAAACCCGTAAATGATCCAAGTATTACATTTTTTG